CTCAGAGAGACCGCCTCGCCTCGTTTGCTCTGTTTTACCCGCATCCAGCGACACGTCGAAGTCGTCAAGGTGATAGCGAGAGACTCCCGCATCCTTAAGCGACTGCAACGCGGATACTTCCTTGTCGGTTTTCAGATTGCTGTAAGCCTGCAGCACCACGGCGAGCTTTACATCATCCGGGATGCCTACATCTAGTCCATTGATCACGCGGGGGAATGCTTCCATCTGAGTTGGATCGCTTTTCCCGCCTTTGAACTTCAACCGATCTACGCGAAGTTGAGCGCCCATGAGCACCGCCAGTTGATCATCGTGAGATAACGCGATAAAAGAAGCGACTGCGTCACTTCCTTTGAACCTCTCAAGATAAGTTTTCGCCCCCTCAGGCGTCACATAGCAAGTAAACACGGGCGTCACCTCATTTCTTCTTGGATTTCGATTTCGGAGTTCTCACCGGTTTTTGAGTTTTTACAGGATCAACCGTTTCAGATTCGGGAAGATCAGGCGCGATGATTTGAATTCCGGCTCCACCTTCCTGGAGACGTTTGACCACGTCTGCCGAAGCTTCGAACTCCGTATCCGGAGGAATCACTCGGTCGCCGATTTTGACGGGACGAAAAGCTTTTACGATCATTTTCTACCGCCTTTCCTGGAAGAGGCTTTCGGCTTTTGCTTGGGCGCAGCCGTTTTAGCAACATGGACCCTTGCAATACCGTTTCTCACCCACCTCTTCGCCGTCGCCTCATCAACAGAGACCGAGGCGCCCTTCTTGAGCGCCCCGTAATCTTTGTGATAAGTGTTAACAAGCATGAGGACGATCATTATTCACCTCAACCTTCGCCGCCGCCTTCACCGCCGCCTTCACCGCCGCCTTCGCCGCCGCCTTCACCGCCGCCTTCACCGCCGCCTTCGCCGCCGCCTTCGCCGCCGCCTTCGCCGCCGCCTTCGCCACCGGCGTCACCACCGGCGTCACCACCAGTCGCAGCAGGCGCCAAAACGGCGAACGGATAGCGGTTTTCATCGCTCCATCCGGACAAAGGACGGACAGGGTTGGCGATCTGCCAGCCAAGACGCATGACCACGCGCAGCGCCACTGAGTCTTGCTGCGCAAGGTTCAACAGCACTTTACCGTTAGCGTCAGAAATGACTGCCTGGTCAAGAATCTTGTACGTCATGTCTTGGCGAATCGAATACACCGCTTGGTTCCAGTCACCGCCGATAAGCAATGCAATATCGGCATCCCAGCTGCCGTTCTTAATGAATTCGAGCGACTGTCCGTATAGCGTGGACGGTGTGCCGGCAGTCAGTGAAGGCTGGAACAACAGGCCGTGATTCTGGTCACGCAGACCACGAAGCTTCGACTTCACAGACACATCGCCGGCGAAGCCATTGACGTCCAGTCCTTGCGCCTCAACGAGAGCCATGAGAGAGTCCACGTCGGCCGCGATGTCTATCCCAGTTCCCATGGAGACACTCTTCGTCTTAGCAAGAGCGCTCGTGACGATACCGACCGGCCATGAATCGGGGCGATCAACGTTGAAGAACACCGCCCCATCGATTACCTGCCCGAAAGCTTGAGCGATAAGGGGTCTGATTTCACCGAAGATGTCGTACTCTGAATCGTCCAATACCGCTTCGGGGATGGGGACGATAACCGCGATTTCTTCGGCGATGATGTATTTGTTCTCCCAGGCCGCCGTCGAAGTCGGTTTAAGGCCGATATCGCCGCTGATGAATCCGGCCATCGGGGTCTGAGACAAGACAGGCATTTTGCGAGTCTTCGTGCTCATATTAGGCAGCCTACGCATGAGCTTGAGAGCTGCCGACTGTTCCGGGATATCCTTGATGATTTCCCTTGCAATTTCAGGCTGGATTAAAGCATCAGCCTGTGATCTTGTGATGTGTACATCTGGCATTTTTTAATTTCCTTTCTTTCCGCGGATGATGTCGTTCATTGCCGCATTTATGCCGCCGGTAGCAATGGGCTTGTTGTCCTGCTGTACTACGATGGCGGGTTGTTTTTGTGAGTCCTGTGCGCTGTCCGCGCTAGAGAAAGCCGGGTATGCCTTTATCACCGCTTGGATGGCTTCGGTTGTTGTGACCGTGTCCGAAACACGAGCCATCGCTAGAGTGATGACATCCTCAACAGCATCGGGTTTGACGCCTTGCTTCAGCGCTTCGACTTGAGCCCGCAGACGTTTGTTCTCGAGTTCTTGAGCCTCAATCCGTTTTCTGGTCTCGTCATCAAGCTTGCTGTCTGCGGCTTTCCTCTGCTCTGCCTGCCACGCACGGAAAGCGTCCAATTCCTTTTTAGGAGGGATTTTCGCTTTCTGAATGTTGATCAGGTTGTCAACGTCCGCTTGCGTGTACGTCTTCTCTTGAGTAGTTTGTTGCTCCGTCCCTTCCTCAGTTCCGGGGCTATCCACTGCACCTTGCGTAACCGGCTCATCGACGGTATTGGTCTCAGTCGTGGTGGTTGGGTCTGGCATACTTTGCCTCCTTTCGGTCTCATCGACCTGCCTCATCGGCGATAATTGTGTGCACGCGCACTTGTGCCGAAATGCGGACTTGCACCGCAATGTGAGGATTGAGGTGAAGAACGAACCTCACACCCGCTTGGTTCCGGCATAAAAAAAGCGGCCACAAGGGCCGCTGATATGAAGACTTGTGATCGAGGGTTTTACAGGTTAGCAAATTCCGTTTCGAGTGCTTGAATTTCATTCATCGTCTGAACATACGCCTGATCGATGACAGTAGAGACGGTTGTCGCCACGACAGGAATGACGTATGTACCGACATGCAACTCGCCGGTTGCAAATAGCTGCTTTGCCTTTTGCATTTCGCTTGCGACGGCTCGTTTCGTAGCAAGCAACGCCGTGATCTCGTTCCCTCGTTTAAGTTGATCTTGTGTCATGTTTGCCTCCTTTCGGGCATGAAAAAACCGCCTCGAGGGCGGTTTCCGTTCATTCGTTTTTTTGTCTAGATGCAAATTCTTCAAGCGTAAGATTATATTTTTCAAGGATTTTTCTTCTGTTCAAAGCGAAACCCCATAGCGGATCTTCTTCTAACTTTATTCCTGCATCAAGACCGCCTTGCGAACTGGGAGGCGGATTATCCATTTTATATAGCGCGTTTTCAAGCTCTTCCATAATCTCAGCTTCAGCCAAAGATAAACGTTCGTCCTTCGATAGATTATCCATGCTCTATCTCCTTATCCGCCTGAAACCCCATCCATTTTGGATAGCCTTTCTAATTGCGTCATAATATCGAGTCAACTCCTTAAGCTTTTCCTCTGATAAAGCTGCCATTTCAAATAACGTAGGTAACCTTTGAGGGCAAATACCACTCCTATTGTACTCATCGATGAAAGGACCAGCAATGACTCGAAGCTTCGCTAAATCATAATCTCGGAAAAAAAGATAATCGTCAGGACCGAACCCCCAAGGTTCACCAAGATGCAGGGGGTGATTATGCGAGACGGTCGACCCTCTTAAAACCTCAATTCCTAAAACTTCAGGGTGAACGCGATCCTCGACACCTTCGCATCGATAAACATTGCCGTTGCGATCGATAACGACTGCAAACTCATGATCTTGGTCAGCGATCCTAGACTCTTGATAATGAAGCACGCGCTCTAACGCACCCGGTTTGTTGATGTTGAGCCTACCTATTGGAGAGACCTTTGTACTGCTCTGATCAAGGCTGTCAAGGGTTTTCGCATCACTCAAACCTAAACCTCTCTGGACTGGAGAGGAGGCATAAAACCTCTCACGCACCTTGCTCCGCCTTAAGTCATATTTTGCGATGTGATCTCTCAGCTCTTTGGACTTCGCCCGAGCCTTCCTGTTGGCTAGGCGTGCTCCATCTTCATCTCCGATCTCTTTCGCAACATCGCGCTCACGCTTTGCTTTTCGGAGCTCACGCTCAAGCTTTCGCTGTTTTTGTTCCTGCTCGTACCGTTCGCGATTCTTTGTCTCATCAACTTGTTCTTGTTTGTTTTCACTTAAACCATCGAAGAACATTCCGATGTGGTGTCGGCAGTTGATGCCTAAGATACCGTCCGGCTCACCGTAACTCGTTTTATTCCAGTCGCCCACCTGCCACACGGCACCATGCTTGTCTTTGACGGTCTTGGTCGTCCCTGACCGGCTGAATAATTTACCCTGGACAAGTGAACACTTCGGGCGAGCTCCCAAATGAGAGCTCACGACAATCACATCGCATCCGACCTCATCCATGCGGGTAAAAGCCGCTTGATTGGCCGCACTATTGCCCGTCGTCCGCAGGATCATCTCAACGGCGCTTTGTGGCTCCCAGCGTCGCCCTGCGCGATCGTAGAAGCCGGTCAAACCTTCACGAACTAACTTCCGCGTCGCTGTCTTCATGGCAACATATGGGCTTTCACCCGACAGCATAAAACCTGCAGCAATGTTTAGCGTATCAATGTACTGCTGCTGTGCGCTCACAAGCATAGACGTGTTCACAAGATTCATGCGATCAAGGGCTTGTTCATTGAGCTTCTCAAGCATGAACGTTGTTTTTGCGGCCATTTCGGGCTCGGGCATAGTACGGATTAGCCCGCGCTCCCAAGCCTCTTGTAGTGTCGCTCCGTCCCCGCCATCAACCGATTCGCGGGCCGTCCGAAACAACATCCGATCCACTTGTGGAGGGATGTCGCCTAAGACTTTTCGCATGACAGCTATTGAGTCGCGTCTGAACGCGGCAGAAGCGAGAATCTTCTGAATACGCCAGTCTTCCACTTCTGCGGGGAGGGTAGGGGCGCCCTCTACTAAGCGCTGTACGATCTTCCGGATCATCCACTCTTCAAGTGTTCCGTAGACAAGGGCGATCTCATGAGCGAGGATGGCCAGTTCGTTCGGTGTAGGCTTCATGCTGGCCTCCTCAATTGTTGCTCGTTATCATTCGCTACCGAAGATATCTTGCTGTTCTGCTATCAATGGAGCCGACTCTTTCTGAATCCTCTCGAGTTCTTCCGCCGCTTTTTCTTCTGGCCAATCGTTCAGCTCCATGATGGCGCGTAGTTTGCTCATGAGACCGGCTGTCGTGAGCTTGATGGCGTTATCAATATCGGCGTTGGTGTCCGTGACAATAGAATCATCAAACCCAATCGCGATTGTGTATTCGACGTCCTCCGGGAGCTGCTTATACAACTTCCCGTAGTCGATGATCGAGTGCACGACACTTTCAAGAGCTTCACGAATTAGGTTTTGGTGTCCTTTGATTGTCTTGTATGTCTTGCTATTCGCACTGATGATTTCCGTAGCCGTCTTCACGCCTTGCGCCACGTCGAAAGAGAATGTGCCTGCCGTGAGCCCAGTCTGCAGGCAAAGGATGTTCAGAAGCGCATTGATCGCTTTGACATGCTCTTCGACACGTAACTCAACCGTGTTGTCCTGAATCTGGAAGCTGTCCACCCGGTCAAAGTCGAACGCTTCATAAGCTTCATCGTCCGCGTCGAAGTAGCGCAGCGGCTCAGCAGCTCCAGGGACTGTGACTTCCCGAATCGCCGCTGCGGGGACAATGATACGCTTTTTGCCCAGGACGAATTCTCGCCCGAAGGAGTCGAAGGCGACATCTAGCTGTTTCAGTGTGTCCATGGCATTAGCAAACACTGACATGCCCAGCGGTAAAGCGAAATCGGCATTATTCGCGATGTTCGGCGCGAAATAGACAAACGTCTGTAAATCTCGATTGATTAGGAGTTCGGAATTCAGCCCAGGATAGATGCGTTTTACACTAACTTCGACCCCGAAATTGTCCGTGCTGTTGGATTCAAATAAGTTGTATTCAAGTACCCGTTTAGTCTCGCCTTCAATCGTTTTGAGCAGGTGCCATTCGAAGAGCGTGTAATAGTGACGATCACGCTTTTCTTGCGTCACGAATACACTCTCTGTCATCATTTTGTTCGTCCATCCGATCGGGATGAACTGATCCGCCATCAGATATGACAGAGTAATCTTCTTGTCGCCGTCGTGACTTATCTTGATCGCCGCTCCTCCGAGCGCGAGCTCCAGCTCAATGAGATTCTGGAACTTTGACCAAAAGCCGTTTTGCGTTAAGACCTCTTGAACGAAATCATTCAGCCGGTCCGGCTTGTCGTTTCCCGGTTCATGCCCTTTCGTGCTGACTGAAATTTCACATTCCTCGTTGAAGATTAACCCGGCGAGCTCTTCGCATAAGACCTTCGCCATGCCGAGAGAATCACGCGTGCGAGCCGTAGCTCCCGGAGCGCTAACTGTCTTCTTATGCGTCTTAAGCCAGCTCTTCTCCTGTTTATCGACCGAGTAAGCTGCCTTCCACTTCGCAATGTACGAGTCATAGAAGTCCTGACAGTCGGGGATTCGCTTGTCTTGGAATTTATCTTTCATTCCCTGAATTAGGCCCATCTTGTATAACACCTCTCTGATTAGGTTTCTAATTTGCATAATCAAATCCTCAGCAAATCGCGAAAATGTTTCTCGATCGCGTACTCAAAACTGTCGAGACTATCAATATTGACCGTCCCATCATCGAGACGTACCAACTCGTCAGGATGCTTCGCGTCCCATACCGCCGACTCGAACGCATTAATCAAATATTTGCAGTTATTCATGACGACCAGCTTGTCCGTCGCCATGAGCATGTCAGTTGCGCTAATCCGGTCAGCAATAGGGGACTTCCACGCATGACGTACCGGAACCTGTGGAGTCGCCTGGCGAAAGGACTTAATCAGCAGCATTTCATGATCCATAAACGCATCAGTGATCCGCGGAAACATCTGCTTCCAGAGCCCCGCCTTCTTTATCCACGCTTGCTTCAGGTGGTCTGCGCCCAGATTCTCTTTGTCGTAATACTCGTCAAGCACAATCGCTTTCTTGAAGTTGCGCGTAAATCCGACCAGCGTGAACACCGACGCGGATTCACTCCCGCCAAAGTCAACGCCGATCGTGAAAAAGCTCCAGCTATTTGTTTTCAGGTATTCTTCAAGCTGTTCATGTGTCCACACATGCCGCGCGCGATCAAAACTCAAGTAGATGGCTCCCTCAGCCACCGACCACTCACCGCGTACATATCTCTTGTAGAAGACTCCCGAGTACAACGTCTCATATCGTTGTTTGATCGATTGTGACAAGCTCAAATTGTCATCCATCGTGAAATGTAAGTAAACGAGTCGTAACTCGAGAGCCTTTTTAATCCAGTTCGTTAAAAACCAATGCGAGGGCCCTTGCGGGTTGCAATTGAACCAGAACTTTGAGCCTGTGACAGAGCAGCGTCCTGTCGCCTGATTGACGAAAGACTCTGGCATCAAAGCAACCTCATCGAAGAACACACCCGCTAGCGTGATTCCTTGAATCAAGTCTTGTGAGCGTTCATCCTTCCCGCCGAAGATGTAAAAGTAGTTGACGGTGTCGCCCCGCCAGATCGTCACTAGGTTATCTGATCTGCTGTCTTCGTATCGATAGCCTCGAGAGCGAAGCATCAGCTTAAGCCAGACAAGAACGTTTCGACGGAATGCCAGAATTGTCTTTCCGCACATCGCGAAGTTCTGTCCGTCGAAGGTCTCCATCGCCCAGATGACGAAGGACAGGGACATGCTCAATGTCTTACCGGACCGAATAGCCCCGTCTGCAATGATCCCGTCATAGTCTTGGACAGGGGAGCCGGGCATCCACCACGTCAGAATCTTCTTTTGCTTGAGCGAGAACGGCTTGAACTTGAATAGGGAAGAGGTTAATC